CCTCACGCTTGCACTACCGTAAAAGGTGGTGCCCCCTGGAACCGTACAAGATTAAAATCTTCACCAGTGCTAATTAGCCTAGTGAAGGAAACTGTACCCGTTCCAAAGGTGGGCATTCTCACTCGGAAGTTTTTGAACCATGTATTCTCAAACTCAGAATCGTTGATAGAAGCACCATTGTAATCACTCGCAAATGCGTAGTGATATAAATTACTCGACATAAAAGGGAAATCGGCTTCTATACCGTTAGCAGAAGTATTGGTAAATTGGACTCCGGGAGTTAAACCCACATAGTACTGATTCGACTCTCTGGTAACATGATCGGTTTCCAACGCCGAAGTGGGGTCATCGAATTGTACTACAATAGAATCGTTAGGCTGAAACGCCGTCCTCGTTCCATCATCATAAGGGTTTCCTTTTATTTCAAATCTACTTCTCATAGACCCCTTGATGCCCAAATAGGCAAATCGCAGGTACTCAAACAGTGGGACTGCCCGAACTGTACTGCTAGAATCCCAAGCAGGATTAGCTGTTGGCATAACACCTCCTTGGAACTGTATATAAGTTCCATTTGAGTTATTAGCAACTGAAGGATATGATTGGTATCGTTTCAAGAGGGTACGGAAAGTCGGATATGACTCCCCGAAAAAATCAATGTTAGCATTCTTACTCTCATAAGAGGATTCATTTATGTCAATACAAGAAACATCCATTGACGAGAGATCTTCCCCTGATTCGGTGTTAAGTGCATTTCTATCGGACGGAATACCAACTGAAGATGGACCTGCATATTTTATGTCCATAGATTTGACATATACATTAACTTGGACCGATGAGCTGTCAGGTGACTGTAGTCGAGTAAAAGGAACCACCCTGATGTATCCATTCGCATAGTCAACAAATTCATCCATGTTGATTGTTTCATAAGCATCTCTATAAGCCACAGTGTCAGCCTGAAGGGGCCTTAATTTTAACCAAGGCCTAGATGAAGCCCAGGACACGCAAAAATCAACTGATTGAGTATCTTGCAAGTCCATAGTCACCATATATTGCTTATTAGGTTCCACGTCTAGGTTGATGGCCGTGTTCTGGCTTAAATTAGGTTCATACACCACGGATAATTTTCCCCGGTGGTAAGCACTGCACACAACCTCAATCCGGAATGTAATGGACCCCGTCCAGTACGTAAAAGGAAAAGCAGTCATGGCTAATGCAGTGGGTTGATAATAAGTTCGACCAAGAGTATTGTACCATGTCAACAATTCTGGGGTAACGCACGATTTGAAAATTGGAACGCTTAAGGGAGCATCCGTTTCTTCCCAAGTGAACGTGGTCAAATAAGATTCTCTGGCTGACAAATAATTGATTACCAATTCATCATCCCCGCACCCGGCAAAAGCACCATCTATAGACAGTGCCTGTTTGGGATCAAGGGATAGCTTGAAAGCCGTTTCATTCCCGATACCAATAGCACCATTAGCCATTGGAATTCGTTTTAACATCGAAACGTTCTCAGTAAGAATAGGTCTGCTCCAACCAAATATAGAGGCAATTCCGGCAATACCACTCGCGACCATCTCAACAGGTGTGGCAAATGGTTTTAATGCTGGAACATAGGACAGATATCCAGCATATTGGGCAGCAGCACTGGACCATTTTTGGATGGGACCCGTTTTTTCTTCGTCGTCCAATCCTGACTCTGTAGTAACCTGCACTTGAGTTGCAGTCAATGTACCGAGGAACGGATTTGTCATTCTCCCATATACCATGACCGAAACATCAGATGGTGCTGAAGAAACCGATCCTGCCTGGTTTATGGTATAGATAAAAAGGGTTCCGGCACCTTCTATATCTTCATATGATGTAACATCAGTTAGAGCAGCTCCGCTGTCATTGAACAATCGAAACATAGGCTTATGAGATATGAATGGAATATTCATTTCAACGGGCTTATTCTCTTTAAGGTCAATGACAATTGAGCCAGGAGACTGAGACAGATAATTAAGCAGTAAGGGACGGTAGTTAACAGCATCCACTGCTACCCTCTGTAGGAGAGCCTGTAAGGGGTCATTCCTGCCAGGATAGGGTTGGTATGATACTAAAAGTTTACCATAATGAAAAGGAGTACCTGATACATTGATAGTTATTTTAAGGTCAGTGTGCAGATACGCAAAGTTGCGGAGCTTAGCTCTGATGGAAGGTTCCAGAGTTATAGTGTCCCACACTTTCAGTTGTACACTAACATCTGCAGGAGCAGCCACAGGAACAAGGAAAGTCGTAAGCTCAACTGGGCGTTTCAAGAAATTTTCCATACCATGGACTTCTTTCTGTCCAAAGTTGGCATACCGAGAAAGCCCAGAATACTGAACATTAGTACTAGACCCTGCATGATCCTCAAAATTTTCAACAACATTTTTCTTTTCTGCAGCTAAAGAGCCTGATTTCATTTCATGATCATTTCCAGATTCTGTTACAACGTAATTATCAAATAAAAAACGTTTCGTAATCTTAGAATTCAGGAGAGCTAGCTGATTTTCTTCAATTTGCTTCCTTAGCTCTTCCTTGAATTTAATGCGCGACGGAGTTGATCCGAAAGCCGCATTCTTGTTCAATGAGATAAATTCTCTTGAACTTATACCCTTATCAAGGGTTCTTTCTTCATTAATTGTATTTTTGCTAGAACTTGTATTTAAGGTGACCCTGCCATTCTGAACAGGGGCCCGAGGACAATGAATGTTTTTGCTTTCAGGGAGAACATTCAAAACTCTTCTCACAGAGCGCCTTGTTAGATCCGTTCCACTTTCGGTTTGCCCAACGATTTGTGGAGTCACGGATGTCCAACCTAGTTTTGTTTTTATGACACCGTAAGAGGGTAGGTTAGGACAAGAGCCCTCAAAGGTGTTTTTTATTATTTCCTCCAAACGGAACCTGATCTGGTCATGTTTATGTAGGTCCAAATGAAAAAAGGATTCCCAGAGGAAACTGGTGCACATAGCGATATACTGCTCTTCATCTGTAACAAAAGGGGATGGTATTCTCCACTCCAACATTTTATACATAGAATTAATTTTCAAAGGAGCAATGTATCTTTGGAACTCATCGCTCCAGACAACTCCTCTTTTGAGGAAGCTGGATTCCTTGATTGATATAAAATCAGTCATTTCATCACTTTTGTCTGCAGTAGTGAACTTCATGTTGTAATCACTGGCACAAAATTTCTGAAAATTCCTACCCGTGAACCAAGAACTCACTTCTGGACGTACAGAGATCAAAACATCATCTCCATATGTAAGAAGTTTTACACAATTGAAAAAATCAATATCTTCATCATGTGAAATGGCGAAATACACCCATAGAAGTAAATTACACAGTGAGTTATCTTCTGCGGTACCATCCTTCCCAGACGGTTGTAAGCCAGTAACTTGGAAAACATCATTGAGCAATTCTACACTCACCATTAGATTGTCTGTCAAATAAGCTCTACACAACTTAAGGGCTTGCTCATTATATCCTTTTTCTCCCAAGAAATTAATGATTATTTCGACAGCAGCCATTTTAATGTCAACTGGAATGGACATGTCATAAGAAGAAAAGTCTCCCTCAAGAATATGGGGAGAAAACTCAATCATCTCACGCATAATCTTATCCCATGTTTGGTGAGCATTAATCCCAATAGCCGATCCAAAGTCTAGTGAATGTTCCACCATAAGAGAATAGAAAGGGAGCAAAAGCATCTTTCCAACTATCAAAGATTCTATCGGCTGAGGATAGAATATTCTGGTCTTGCCTTCTCGAACTTTCTCTATGGGTAGAGGCTCATCCTTGAGCTTTGCAGCATAAATCGTATTCGTAGAAGTGAAATTATTGAGTTGATCGAAATATTCAACAATCTTATCATTAAGTTCCTCTGTGACGTATCTTCCACTTGTAGGGTCATCACTATCATAAAGAGGTAGAAGATCGCTCTTCTTCCCCTTCCATCCGAAACCTGGCGACGTATTGGTCCGCATACTTGATATAAAATCATCACCACTCGCTCCATTTATCACAGTATCTATGGTCAACGGAGAAAGCTGCGGAACATTCGACAGTTCTTTTGATAGGTGTTCGCCTACTATACGAATGACTTTTCTGAGTCTCCTTGAGTCTAGCGAGACCTTCTTCCTATTCAATTTACGTAATCCTACATTATAGGGGGACAAGTATCCGTTTTTCCCCGTTATGGGCTTCATCAACGGAGGAAAATATCTAATATCTGGTCTCTCCCCAAAAATATTATCAAATATATCTGGTAGATGTTCAGAAAAGATGGTTCTCTTAAGCCTACTTTTTTGGTTGGCCATGACAAAACCAGGCAAGCGTCCTAGCAATCGTAGATTCTCAAAATTTTCGTATTTAAAAGGACTCCTTGGTCCGACTCCTTCTTCTAAAGTGGTTGATATAAAACCAGATTCAGTTACTGAAGGGCCATAATAGGAGGGAAAAACTTCAATTAGTTTCTCGACATCATCCTTATAAATTGGAATCGCATGACCAGTACCATTGTGACCAGCAGTATGAATGCCGTAAATGGCTTGTCCATTTCCAACGTGCATAATTAGAGGTTCACCACATCTTCCAGCCTCATGATCTGGCCAAGGGTAAACAACCATAGTCTCGTAGTTAATAACCCCCTTGTACTTATCAGCGGCTGGGCAGTTATACTTAACATTTACGACTCTAGTTGCGTAGTCACTTATCACTACGTCTGCATTGGCAGGCAATATTGTGCTCTTTGGCATCAGATGCTTAACCATATTCTGAAAACGGAGCAAAGGGGTTCTTACCATAATGACATCATCGTATAACTCTCTGTAATCCACATGAGCCATAACGATTTCCACATGAGGTGAATCCCTATTAAGTGACTGATATACTTGCAGAGTAGTGAGCTCAGGATTGGGACCAAGAGCATGTTTGTGGATAAGAAAGAATCCTTCCTTGATCCCCAGCATTTGTGTAAGACCAGGCCGACCATCAGGAAGACCCAATATTCTAACACGTCTCTTCGCACTCCGTATATTTAACGGAGATACGTTGTGATGTCCCTTGTGCAAAGGTGAAAAGTCCGAATATATCCTATTCCATATTTCATGGTTTTGAGTCTTGACTCTTGGGTAAGAGGAAGAGGCAGAAATTTCATCTTCGACAGAAAGAACTGATCCTTCAGTTTGTCTTTTAACTCTATTCCTAAACATAAAATACCCTAAGATTGCAACCAACATCGAAGCACCTAGAGCAGTCTTCTGACCTGTCATGCAAAATCTGTTTTCATCAAATGGATAAGAATAGGCATTCAAGTCCGAAAAAGAGAGTAAGTACGACTTTGCATTACGATAGTTATCGCTCAAGTAATTTATACTTTTGACATAATACTTTCCTACTGTAGTTTTGGCATCAATTGCAGCATCTGCCGTCATTCGCATAAACTTAAAGAAAGCGACAGTTCTAATAATTTGGGGAATTGATAAAGTAACCCCAAGAATGCTGGCGAAGACTGAAATATATACGAGATTTTCTACAAATCCGCTTTCAGTGTCAGGATAAGCTTCTCGCAATAGTTCTTGAACTTTTCTATCCACAGGGTGGACAAAATCTGTTTTAACATCCTCGTTAGCTTCGTCAAGATAATCGTCAAAAGATGACATGACCTTATGCTGTTGGTTAATGTGCTTTGAAAAGACATGTTCCAAATGTCCAGAGAAATCATTCCAATCCTTAAACTCTTCACATTGCTCAATTGCATCTGCATTGCTTCTGGCAACAAAATTAGAAACTTTGAAGTGCCAGATATCAGGATTAAAACCATTTCCAACTTTCGTTTTATCCAGTTCACAACCACCGTCTACAACATATTCCTCTCTTACAGACGGAGTAACGATAATCATTCTCCGTAAATAAGCTGCTGGGGAAGTGAAACATTGGCCCAAGTAGCCAGGAATATTAGATTGGTTAGTATCTCCTATTACAAGAAGTGGAGTCGCAAAAATCTTTCCTTTATCCTCTGCGGCAGCAACATTCATCGAAACCTTCACAGAGTCAACTATTGAAGTAACTTCCTCGAACATTTCATCACCCTTAGTTTTAACGATGCTAGGAGCAGTAGCAAAAAGTTCTGAGTACTTAAAAATAATCTTATCTGGCGTAAGGGTGTCATTATAAGGAGATCCTTTCGCCTTTGAGAAGACTATATTGTCAGAATATTTAACTCCAAGCATTTTACAATACTTCTGTGAAATCATTTTGATAAGCTTACTTTTTCCTATTCCCGGTAATCCGGCTACCACAATGAAAACGGGCACAAATCTTTCTCCTGCGTGTATATCAACAGCAAGAGAATTTATCTTAGCCTTAAGATCCTGCATTTTGAGTTTGTAGGTAGAAAGCTTCTTCCCTCTTTTGACTCTATGCATGATAGATTCCATGTGGGTAACATGAGTTGTTAGAAGAACGAGATATTTCTTTTTAGAAATGAATCCTTGGCGAAGAGGTTCATCAGCCACGAGTACTTCCTGACTAATTAGTTCATCAGCCTTATCCATTGCTGCAGACACCTCTTTGTCACCAAATAACAGACTATGCAGTGTGACAGGTGAATCAGGATCCAGGAGATCTTCTATCATGTCAAGTATGTAGAAAGCACTCTTGGCCAACATCTTAACTGCCATCACATCGGAAGCAAAAGTGGTCAACGTGAACATCTTTCCCAAAGCCGAATCGACATCGATGGGGAAAACTTTCAAGTGGACACAACTACTCCAGACTATGCTCAATAGAGAGAAAAAATCTGAGTACCCTATACTGTCAATAAAATTCGCAGCGTCAGCAAATCTGCCTTCAGTTTTAGGGACTGCATCCGTTTGTTGAAATAAGTTTGATAGGTTAACCAAAACAGTGAACCCGGAAATAAAATTCTCCATGTTTCCTGTCTGGTCATAAGGTCTAAACAATTCAGCTACTAAATGTATGTACGAAGTCATGTGTTTAGCATTGAGCATCCCTATCAAGAATTGTACAAGATCTGAAAGTGTTTCTAGAAACTCTTTCCTCAAGGTTACATCATCTTGAAGCATTCTCACCTTGGCTTGCATTAACTCCAAATAGTCGACAGAACTACTCTCCGTAGTTGCTACCAACAACTGCAGGATCAGAGACATTATGAAATTAACTCCAGTTTCATTATCGGCGTTATCTCTATCCCTTAACTTAAGGGCAATCAGTGATATTTTTGTTGCGGTTGACTCGTCACCGAAAAGAACCGTTAACATTGAAATAAATCTGTTGTACTTAAATACAAGTTCAGTGACAAAGGGCATAAATGCTGGACCAAACTCTAAATTGCCCGATTCTGTTAAAGGCATAGTGCATTTACCAAACTTCCTGTACCTATCAAAATCATATTCTCTAGGTTGAAGCAATTCGGACTTATTATGTCTGTTGGATAAATCTTTCCTCTTTTTGCGTTGTTGTGCATTCCTTTCTTTCTTCTTCTTCTTCTTAGCTATTTGTTTAGCTCTCCGGACGCCCTTGCTATAATTGGAATTGGGGTCATTTTCTGGTCTCAATGCTGATTTTTTGCCAAGGCGTACTCCACCGAAGAAAGTGTGAGATTCATTCCCGCGCAATAGCGGGGGTCTCTCACCATGAGTATCATCCTCTCTCCATTCTACGTCGAGAGAAGACAAATTACCAGATTCTGTTGCAGGCAAGCACCCGCATTGGTATCTGGTTTCACACCTGAATTTCGTAGTACAAAACTCAGTTGGTGTGAAAGATTCCCTAACACATAAATAAGTGTGAGGGAAATTCATCAAGATTGATGTTTCAGGAAGGAAATGTGCCGTCTTTCCTTCCTCTTCAGGGGCATGTTCATGTGCCAAATGAACATCCCCTGGAAAAACTTGTAAAAATTTATTTTTAGCGCATGTGGAAACAAAGTTAGATTCTACCATTTTAAAAACAAATTCAAGTAAGTGGGGTTCTTTCCCTCCTGTCAACTAGTTCTCTAGTAACAGTATGAGCACCCGAATACTCATTACTAATGCATCACTTGTCAGAATCACAAGATTCCAAACTACCAGGTTTACGTGTTCTCGTCATAAGACTCGTGGCAGGAGTACTGTCAGAGATACATTGCCCACAGTAGAAAGTTCACAGTGTGAAACTGACGTGAAGACACTTTCATAAAGAATTCTAAAATGCAAATACAGGATTTTAATTTTTATTTTCTTTTTTGGAGGTAATCAACCTCTTTTTTATATTGGACTGACTTGATTAGAGTCAGAATGTGCATTGTAGCTGCACATTAAGCTAGGCTTGACGATACTACGCGTGCCACGGCGCAGCGGCTCTTCCTAAGAAGAATAAGCCAACTTAATAGTTGACTGGGCTGAGTTGGAGACGTCATCTTGACGAAATTGGTCCAGCTAAACCAATTTAAGAACTCCAAATAGTGATTTAACTTGTTTACTCAAGTATTCAAAAGAATAAAGTGGCCCTATTGGGCCAATACCTCGCGCTAAAAGCGCTTCCTCCATCCTCCCCTCTATCGCGGGGGCGTTGCGAAAAGTGGCCCTATTGGGCCAATACCTCGCGCTAAAAGCGCTTCCTCCATCCTCCCCTCTATCGCGGGGGCGTTGCGAACAAATACTTTAACAATAAAAATAGACTAAGTCATACATCAAGCAGGTATGATAAGTCGATGTAATAAACTACCATAGATAGCACAGTGTGGTACGTACAGTAATTCAACAAAATACCTACCATAGCTGTTAATATAGAGTTAGGCTAAATTCCTAACATAATAGTGTTCTCCCTGGGTTAAAACCCAG